CCTCACGGTCTCCAGCGGCATGATCAAGCTGAACGTGAATATGGGGCCGAACCTCTTTCAGGCGTCGTGCCTCAACACCCTGTTCGACAGCAACTGCACCCTCGCCGCCGCGACCTACACCGCGAGCGGAACGGTCTCGGGCACGCCGACCTCGCTCACCTTCGCGACCAACCGCACGGAAGCCGACACCTACTTCACGCAGGGCGTCATCACGTTCACCAGCGGCGCGAACAACGGCGTCTCCCGCATGGTCAGCGCCTACGCCCACACCAGCGGGCAGGTCACCGTCTCGTTCCCGTTCCCGGTGGCTCCGTCCTCGGGTGACACGTTCACGATCCGGGCCGGATGCGACCGATCGCTGAACACCTGCAAGACGAAGTTCGCCTCCGACAACTCGATCCACTTCCGGGGCACCCCGTTCATTCCCGTGCCGGAAACGGTCATCTAGGAACCTCCATGTCCGAAGCCGAAGAGCGCGCCGCCGTTGTCGCTGAGGCGATGACGTGGCTCATGACCCCCTATCACCACCACGCCCGGATCAAGGGCGTCGGCGTGGACTGCGCCAACCTCCCGGCGGCGGTCTACGAGGCGTGCGGCCTGATCCCGCACGTCCAGCCCGACTACTCCCCGCAGTGGTTCGAGCACCGGGACGAGGAGCTGTTCCTGGCCTTCGTCACCCCCTACGCCACCGAGATCACCCGCGACGAGATCAAGCCGGGCGACTTCGTCATCTGGAAGTTCGGTCGCACCTACGCCCACGGCGGCATCATCACCGCCCCGCCGCTCATGATCCACGCGAGCGCGCCGAACCAGATCGTCCACCTCGCCGACATCGACCGGGATGACGACTTCGGCACGCGCCCGCGCCGCTTCTTCACCCTCTGGGGACCTGACAATGGGCGGTAAATCCACCTCGACGACCGCCGTCCGCCTCAACGCCATCTCCGTCTCGACCTCCGCGCTCGGCGTGGTAATCCCGAAGGTGTGGGGCACTGCCCGGCTCAAGACCAACATGATCTGGTATGGGGCGTTTAAGTCGCAGAGCCACTCCTCGTCGCAAGGCGGCAAGGGCGGCTCCTCGACCAGCAACACGACCTACACCTACTCGGCGGCGATGGCGCTCGGGCTCTGCTCGGGGCCAATCACGTCCGTCAACCAAGTCTACGTCAACAAGTCGGTCTACACGAACGGCGGCACGACGGCGCTGGCTCAGGCCGGGCTCTCGCTCGCGACCGGCGCCATCGGGCAATCGGTCTGGTCCTGGCTCTCCACCAACGCCCCCACCCAGGCCATCGGCTACAGCGGGCTCGCCTACCTCTACGCCTCCAGCTACGCGCTGGACAGCAGCGGCAACCCGCCCAACGTCTCCGTCGAGGTGACGAGCACGTCCGCCTTCAGCGCCAACGGCGACGCCAAGCCCGACGTGATCCTGGCCGACTTCCTGACCAACAGCACGGACGGCGTGCCGGGCTGGCCCTCGGGCGCGCTCGCAAGCCTGACGAGCTGGGGCACCTACTGCCTCGCGGCCAACCTCCTCGTCAGCCCCGTCATCGACACGCAGGTCAAGGCGTCGCAATTCATCGACGACCTGATGTCCTCGACCAACTCGATGTGCCTCTGGAGCGAAGGGCTGCTCAAGGTCGTTCCGCTCGGAACGCTGGCCGTCACCGGCAACTCGACGACGTTCACCCCCAGCTTGACCCCCGCCTATACGCTGACCGACAGCGCGTTCATCCCGCCCGGCCCTAACGAGCCGCCGCTCTCGTTCGACATCTCCGATCAGAGCGACGCCTACAACATCGTGCAGGTGGAGTTCCTTGACCGGACGAACCAATACAACACGGCCATCGCCAGTCGGCAGGACGACGCCAACATCAGCCTCTACGGCCCGCGCAAGCAGGACCCGAAGACGCTGCACATGATCTGCGACCCGATCATCGCGGCGAACGTGGCGCAGATCATCCTGCAGCAGACCCTGTATGTGCGTGGCGAATATCACTTCAGCATCCCGTGGAGCTACGCGCTGCTGGAGCCGGGCGACCTCGTCGGCATCACCGACAGCCTGCTCGGCCTCTCGAACTTCCTCGTCCGCATCACCCAGATCGACGACGATGAATATGGCGTCCGCACGATCACGGCCATCGAGGTCCCGATTGGGGTCGCCTCCCCGCCGATCTTCTCGCACCAGGATGCGACCAGCTTCACCGCGAACCAGTTCGTCGCGCCCGGCTCCTGCTCGACCCCTGTGCTCATCGCGCCGCCCGCGACCCTGACCGACAACGCCCTTGAAGTCTGGATCGCCACCTCGGGCGGCTCAAACTGGGGCGGGGCCAACGTCTGGACCTCGACGGACGGCACGAACTACCAGCTGACCGGCACGATCAACGGCGGGTGTCGCTACGGCGTCACGACCTCCGCGATGGGCGTCGTGGCTGACCCGGACACGACGACGACGCTCGGGGTCAACCTTGCGACCTCGCTCGGTGCGCTGACCTCGACCAGTTTGTCGGCAGTCAACGCCGGGGCGACCCTCTGCCTCGTCGATAGCGAACTCATCGCCTACGAGACGGCGACCCTGACGAGCGCCAATCACTACAACCTGACCTACCTGCGCCGGGGCTTCGCCGGGACCACCATCGCGGCCCACTCGTCGGGTGCGCCGTTCGTGCGCCTGGACGGAACCGAGTTCGCCTTCACCTACCAGCCCATGCAGGCGGGCGCGACCATCTACATCAAGCTGCAGGCGTTCAACCTCTTCGGCAACTCGCCGGAAGCCATCTCGGGTGTGACGGCCTACTCGATCACCCTGCCCACCCGCACCGGCGCCACAACCTGGTCGTCGGTCGTGGGCATCCCGGCCAACGTCGCGGCGCTCACCGGCACCGAAGCGATCCAGAACTCCCAGGTCACGATTTCGGGCGGAACGATCAGCGGCATCGGCACCGGCAACGGAACGACCGTCGATAACTCCTCCATCACGATCTCAGGGGGCGCGCTGGGCGGCATTGGCAGTGGTTCCGGTACGGTCGTAGCAAATAGCTCGATCACGGTCGCTGGCGGCGTCCTGACGGGCGTGGGCACGGTAGGCGTGACGGTGGACAACGGCGTCCTCTCCACGGCCCTCACGACCGGCGGCGTCGTTCCCCTCACGGCGAGCGGCTACACCGGCCAGACGCTTTGGGGCACGTTCTCCGCACTGACCCCGACGCAGCTGATCCAGAAGCCGTCAAACATGCTCTACAACCCGACCGCCAAGCTCGGATTGCAGGGATGGACCACCAACACCGGCAGCTTCGGTGGATCGTTTTTCGCGGCTGGCATTGGTGATGGGCCCTACTTCATCACTGGCAGCGGATCGAACGCCGCGCCTCAGGGTCTATACGAAACGGTGACCGCACTGGCCGGGCAAGCGTATTCGCTGCAGGGCCAGATTTACACCGGCGGGCTCTCGGGAACGGCAGCTGTCGGGCGGCTCTACATCGAGTGGTTGAGCACCGGCTCCGTTCATCTGGCCTACTCCGCTGTGGCTACGGTTGCCTCTGGCAATGGTTGGATACAGGTTCAACTGACAAACCAAGCCGCACCAACCGGAACGGTCGCTGCCCGCGTCTGGATGGACATCACCGGAACGACGTGGACCAACACCTCGACCGCGTGGCGCTACCTCAAGCTGGAATTGAACAACGTCTGCACCCCGTTCAGCGATGATGTGACCTACGGTTCAGCCTATCAGGGCGGCACCCTGATAGACAGCCTTACCCCCGCACAGGCTGGTGCTGACGTGACCGGCTCTCACTCCTCAAGCGGCTTTGCGGGTCAGGGCGCGCTGGCCACGCTCGGATCAGTCGACACCGCCCAGATCAACGCGAACGCAGTGTCAAATGCTGGCACGACAAATCCAACACCAAGCCTTAGCTCGGCGACCGGAACGACGACCATCGCCACCATCACGGTGACGACAACCGGAGGCCCGGTCCTTCTCCTGGGCTCGACAACCCTGTTTGGTGTGGCCACGCAAACGCCCGCCGGAACAGTATCCGTATATCGCGACGGCGTGTCCCTTCAGGCCATGACATACAACTGCTCCGTCACCAACTTTCAAGCGTTCCCGTTTATCTACTACGAAGTGCCCGCATCTGGGTCTCACACCTATAGGATTGATGTAAACCCGAGCAATTCCACTGCGGTTCACTACACCTCTACTAGCTTGACCATCTTGGAGCTTAAGCGATGAACTCGCAATATGTGGTCTATGACGTTGCGACCGGGCGCATCAAGCGTTCTGGAATTTGCCAGACCATTGACGTTGAGCTTCAGCCGCAAACCGGCGAGGGCGTGGTCAATGTGACGGGGGATGCGACCTGGACCGGCGACGGCACCGCCTTTCAATGGGACGGATCGGCGCTGGTGGCCAAGACCATCTCCGCCGCCGACCAGCTGGCGGCTGCAAGGGCCGACAAGGTCGCCTCGCTCACCCTCGCCTATAATCAGGCCCTCGTCGCCCCGGTGACCTTCACCAACCACACCGGGGTGACGGCGAGCTTCAACCAAGCCGCCTCCGACATCTCCAACCTGCAGAAAGCAATCACCGGGTCCGCCCTGTCGGGAACCTGGAGCCTCAACCTCTGGCAGGACGCAACCGGCGCAGTTATCGCGCCGTTTACCTACGCGGACCTGCAGGGGCTGGCGGCGGCAATGGAAGCCGCCGACACCCCGCAATACGTCCACCTCCTCACCCTGATCGCCGCCGTCACCGCAGCGACCACCCTCGCCGCCATCGCTGCGGTCTCCTGGTAGCCCCACAAGGAGCCTTTATGGCAATCCCAACCCCCACCGAAATTGCTCCTGTGATCGAC